GCCAAAGCCCCATTCGATTAGCCCCAGATGCGGCAAGCCATTTGTGGACGCATTGTGCTGAATCCGTACAAAACGTCAATACGGCAAGGCATACGGTCGTTGTTGATGTCGTACTGACGAACAATACGCAAGCTGATGCCGTTGTGAACTGCGCGAGCAGCCATGTCAACACCTTGTGGCAGCAAGAGGTCAGCCGTAGCAAAGGTGATAGCGTCTTTGTGGTAGACCAAGTTCTGTGCGTACTGAGTAGAAGCAGCACCCACGAAGGTTACGACACCGCCAGTTGCAGGCAACGCGTCCATAGTAGCCAAAGCATGTGCAGCAGAGTACATAGCAGCCACGGTCACAGTCCAAGTACCAGACGAAGCAGTAGCGTCAGCCAAAGCAACGAATTGGAACAAAGAACCAGTTGACTCACGGGTCTGTGGGTTAACAGCATTGCAGGCGCTAATTGTGAACACGTCACCAGCTTTAATGGTAGTGCTTACAGAACCTTGTTCCAACAAAATGGTTGACGCACCTTCGGAAGTGACGCCGGGGGTCTTGACCAGTGTAGAAGCGCTAGCGCTACGTGAGCCGGTGGTGTGTTGCTTGATTGACTGAGACATGTTGACTTCTTCAAAGCCCAACACGCCCATGCCCATCATGCCGTTCTTGAATTGCTTGCTGACAGTATCTGTTGGGTTAAACAGACCTTTCATGCCTTCAACCAAGCCAGCGTTAGCCGCAGGGTTTACGGTAGCGTAACGTGGAGACATCACAGCAGCGTTTTCGTTCAGCTTCTGTTGGGCTTGCAACAAGACCAAAGAAGTTGCGGGTGTGGTGCCAGGTGTACCAACAGTGTTACCAATGGTTTTGTACGCATTGGCAACGTCAGCATCAATAGAAGATGCCAACTGGCTGATACGAGGCTTGAGCACACGTTCTGCAAAGTCGTCCAACTGCATTGTCAATTCAGCAGATGTGAAGTTGACACCAATGTGCTTTTGTGAAGCAACAGTCAAAGTGGTGAACTGTTCGTTATCGTCCTGAACTTGCAGGGCGGCACCGTCGGTCACCAAAGCGCGATCGGGTAAGCGAATACGCAATGTAGAACCAATTTTGGCTCCTTCGACCGCAAAGCTATCGTCATATTGACGATTCACGTTGCGGGTGATTACAAGGTTGTTCTCCAGAATTTCCAGAGCCTTGCGGGTGATCATGTCGATCGTCAGAATGCTGTTTGACATTTGAAGTCCTTTAAAAAATTAGCGGTTGCGTTGTGCTTCGTACTTACGAATCTGGCGATTGCGCTCGGCTTCGATCCACTCCGATGTAGTCAGGGTTTTGATTGACCGTGGGTCAGTCGTGTCATGACTCGGGCTTCCCGAAGACCGCGCAGTTACCGGACTAATAGGCGTCGGCGCAGAAGTTGATTTCTTCACCGGAGGATTGTCAGCCAACCTGACCTCAATCTTTCCGATTTCCTTTGCTTGCAAAATAGGCGACAGACGGGCGATACGTTCAGCTTCCTTCGGATTCGATCCCAGCCAATAAGCTAGATCGGGGCCGTTGTCAGATGACTGAATCGATTCGGCCATAACGTCGGTGATTCGCAGCTTGGGGTTGTAAACGACGTCTTCAAAGTCGTCGTATCTATCCCGTGCTTTTTCTTCACGTTCGCTATATGCCTCTACGACTTGAGCTTGTTCCTTTTGGCGATCCCGTTGAGCAATCAATTCTTCAGCTTTTTTGAGTGCCAGTGCTTCCGCATAGGCATCAGTGCTTTCAAAATTGTCAATCGACGGCATTTCCTTGGGAACAATTGGCACGGTTTGCCGTGCGGCTTGTTCGCGTTCCCATTTGCGCTGTTCTCTTGCGAGGCGCTTGCCAATAGCAGCGTCAAGTTCCTCTTGCGAGAATGTCTTAACAGTCTGGTTATCAGCTACTTCCGGCAAATTTTCTGCAACTTCAGGTGTGGCCGTCACAACCTTTGCTGGCGCGGAGTCTACTTCCGCTAGGGCTTGGACTTCTTCAGTCATGTTTTAACTCTGTTGAGTTCCCAGTGAACCTCACCGGTAAGGTTTAAAGCATTCGAGTCACTAATCGTTGACCGGCGGTAAGGCCGGTAGTAAAAGTGATTGTTGTCGTGTTGGTTTCAGTATAGTCGTAATTAAACTCTTTGATAAGTCCATCTACGATTACCATCAGATAGCCGCCAAGGCCGTATTCTTGAACAGTAAACACTGTTTGTGACGCGGCAGCAATTATTGGGGTGCTTTGAGCGCTTGGGCTGCTGTTAACGCCAGCCGCAGTCCAAATCAAGTTATCCAATGAATCTTTAAGCAGCCATGTGTAGCGCGAAGGGCCAAGCCAGACGTTTGCTTCGCCGCGCGAATCTAAGATAACGGGGTTTGCGTTTTCAGTGGCCTTAGTGCTATCCGTGTAGGTAGCTAAAGGTGTAGTTGTGCCGCTGGCATACGTAAACAGTTTGCCGCCGACAAGGGGCACACCCGCAGCAGTAAAAAACTGCACTTTGGGCGATGGGCTGAGAGTGGCAATTTGTGACATGTTTAGGACTGAGTTGGTACAGCTAATTCATATTTAGTTAAAAGTTCCCAAGCCTTTTCTTGAGAAATTTCTGGCAATACTACATCATCAAGCCCATCACCATCGCGTATTGCATGAATGCAACAAAATACCGTATTAGGTTCTTTAGCCGTAAATTGATGGGAAATTCCTTTGGGCGTGACAATCAATGTTGGCGCTTTGTATTCTTGTTCTCCCTTGTCATGCTTCATCAAAACTGAACCGGTTGCCAACAATGTCACATGATCAAACGCATGTGCATGGCCTTGGTGAGTGTCACCGGCTCTTAAAAATTGATGTAGTTTTACAAAAACATTGTCAACTACTTGCATGGCCTCAACAACTTCAGACACGTTCAACCCCTATTGTTATTGGTTCATACAAAGGATCGTACCAAATACATTTGTCTTCATCAAAGACATATTCATCGCCATTTGGTCTTGGTGCTATAAAAGCATCACGCTGTGCGTCATAAGAATAACCAATAGCAGCGTAGTTTTTACGAAAAGGTGTTCCACCCAAACTATGCGTATTTGCATAAGTGTTGTAGCTTGTTTGAATCCAGCGCCCGCCTAATAAATTTTCACAAAACGCAATTCCACAGGCTTCGCTTGGGGCGCCGCTTTCATCTAAAGTGCTTTCGTCATTTACAACAATAACTCGAAGCACAATATTGTTGCTATCTAATTCCGCAAAGTGAGCCATTATTGGAATCTCCATTTAATTATCACAATACCGGAACCACCAGCACCCGAAGTAGAGTTGGAACCGCCGCCGCCGCCGCCTCGGTTTGCTGTTCCAGAAGTAGCACCACTACCCCCTATACCACCACCGCCAGCCCCGCCAGCACTATCGGGCGAACCTTGACCGCCACCGCCGCCAGCGTAAGTAACTGAACTACCGCTAATTGAAGATGCAGTACCGGCACCGCCAGCGCCGCCGCTGCCACCGCTTGTATCACCGCCTACAGCGCCCGCGCCACCACCACCACCACCACGGCGGCCTAGTGACCCCGTATACGCGCCAGTGCCGCCAGCATTACCTTGACCCGATGTGCCAGCAGCGCCAGCAAATGCGGCGTTTCCAGTGCCACCACCACCTGATCCACCAGAATTTGGGCTGACATTAGACCCGCCGCCGCCGCCGCCGCCAGTAGAAACAATTAAAGACCCAAAAGATGAATCAGTACCATTACCGCCAACAAATGGCCCCGATCCGGTTGCAGCAGTTCCACCTCCACCAATGGTAATCGTGTAGGCTTGTACAGCAACGGTCAACCCCGTATTAGTACGCATACCGCCTGCACCGCCACCACCAGCGTAAGTGTTACCACCACCACCACCGCCAGCGACTACTAGGTAATCAACTGCCGAGCCTTCTGATGGGTTACCACCAAGTTTATTTACAGTAAAAGTACCAGTACCAAGAAAAGTTGCAATTTTGTAATTTGCAGACGTGACTACGGTCGCGCCTGTTGTGGACGCGTCCATAAACTGAGGGCCACCAGCAGCGGCAAGAAAAGAGCAAAGAATGCCCGTCATGCTACGTTTCCTGTCACCACGCAAACTGTGCCGCTGATAAACAAAACATTACAAACACCGCGAGTTGCTAGTGAAAGTGTTGCTTTATCTGCGTCAGTGCCTGCCAAATACGCCGTTGTAATTGTTAACGTAATAGTAATTGCACCAGACGTATTGTTAAAAATTACAACCGCATCGCCCGCCGAAAATGTGGCGTCGGGAACAATAATTGAGCCGCTTGTACCAAGCTCAATAAATCGGCCCACATCAGCGGTTGTCAATGTGTAACTGGCTACTTTAGCCGAACCAGACTGAGAAATTGCACGGACTTTACCGTATGTATCGTTATACGTAGATCCGTTAGTAACTACGCCCGTGCCCTTGGGTGTAAGTGTTACGCTGATATTTGTGTCCGTACCGCTAGCAACAACACTTGTGCCCGACACTGTAAGTTTTGCCGCCGCCACGTTTGTGTCTAAATTACCTAAAAGCGTTGTTGCAGTCACCGTACTAGCTGAAACAGCTTTGCCGGTAGTCAAGTTATCAACAGACACTTGCTTGGTTGTGCCCGATTGGACGATAGGCAAAACCTCAGTACCGGCAAGGGGAACTGTTGCCGCTGTTAACTGGGAAATTTTTAAGTCAGCCATTTAATCACTCCAAAAGAATATAGTCGCCATTTTCTTGCACAAGATTTTCACCAGATTCTGTCAGCAAATTATCTACCGTCAAGCTGGCATCAAAAGTGCCTGAAAAGAGCGTGGCGATACCGCCAAGCCCGATTGATACAGCATTTCTGACAGCAATCCCAAAACTCATTGGATGTTTACCGGCTTACAGTAAATTGATCCGGTCGCTGATACCTGAATAGCACTCACCCTCCACTGCCCGCCAGAGCCATTAGGCACAGCAAACGGAATGGGGGTAAAAGCTGGAATTGGGGTGCTGGCAGTAGTAGCGGTGACGCCCTCGCCGACTACAACGTAGGCGGGGGTTGTTGACCACACTACAACGCCTTGTGGGCCTGCGGCCCAAGTAGAAGTCGATCCAGCCGTGCCCGTATACGAAACAGTCGCGGCGGGGAACACCGTGTCGGCTAGAGGTTTTAAAAGTTCCATGATGGCTCCTTGTGCCTTAAATATACCATAGCGCTTAAATTACGCTAAAAATTTCAACTTGTAAAGCGTTCGCAAATAGACCTCAACAATGTTGTCAATCAATTGCTGCAATGAGGTATCTTCTTTGTCGCACACTTTGTACCGCGCGTCTTCAATTTCTTTAAGTGAATCTTCTAAAAACTCAATGACATTGGTTGTCTTTTTAGCTGAATGCAACGAAATTGGGCCAATCAGCCCATACCGTCCTTGGTACGCTTCAGCAAAATCATCTGCCGCACCAATAATTCGGTCGTAGAAAATGCCTAACGCAATATGCTTGGAATAGCTGCGTGTGTTCAGATGCACACTGTGGGTAACATCTCTCGCTAAAAATAGCAAACCTACAAATTCAGCGGCTTTCATTGTGGCATTCCTTGTGGTGGCATCATTTCAGGTGGCGGCATCTCACCACCCATTGGCTGCATATCTTGCATCGGATCACGGCCAGGCATTTCGTTGACAAGATCACCACTGGTAATCATGCCGTGAACTGTGCCCATAACAATGTCTTGAATTTGCTCCGGCGACATGCTGGCTTGAACCGCAGAGATACGCTGAGTTTCGGCAGAAAACGCCTTGACCATTGCTTCAAACTCTTTAATTTCATTCGTGCGAACAATTTCAGAATTCTTCACATTGTCCAGCATTCCGGCCATTTGTTCCATCTGCTGACCCATTGCTTGGATCTGTTGTTGCGCGGCTTGCAATTCAGGCGATGCTTGATCGTCGCTAAGGAATTTAGGATCAATGGTTTTGGCAAAGCGTTTGGCCATTTCTTGCGCGCCAGGCCAATCCATATTTTTCACAAACAAGTCGCCAGCAACTTGCCACAATTGTGGGTTGCCTTGCAACATCTGGCCCATCGCAGCCAAGGCTTCTTGACGCTTGGTTGCGTAGCCTGGGCCAGTGGTTGCCACTACGTCGTATTTGCCAATGGTTGGGTTGTAGATCTTATCAATAACAATGTTGTCAGCGTTGCGAACTTCCCGCACTGGCATGGGTTGATCTGGATCAATCTTTGCCATCTGTGTCTCGCCGTCTTCACCGATGGTTCGGGCGATGCGTTGCGTGTCATAGATTTTAGGGATCAGATCAATCAACTGACGTGCAATGTGACGAACGCCGCGAGTCAGGTTGTCGCCGTAGTGGTACGTACCAACGTCGCCTTCACGCTGGCGCGCAAGAATAGCTTTTCCAGACCGTTCGTTGCCGCCTTGGCCAAGGGACGCGTTGTATTGACCGGTTGTAGCCTTGATGTCTTCCGCAGCGCCTGCTTTTGCTTGCAAAAGACCGCTTGAAGCCATTGGTGGCTGTGACCGCTGGGGCAACGGCAATGCGCTACCTTGGCCGTCTGTAACGTCAGGGTTGACTTCCAGATATGGCCAATTGGTTGTGTTAGCGGTTTTCCACTTGTCTTCGTAACCTTCAAACTGACCGCCATACCCAATGAACGGGGCTTTGGGAGCCAGCGCCAGCATCTCAGCTTCTTGGCTGACCCAGTAGTTGTACATGCGCTGGGCGTCTTTGGCGTTACGCACAAGGCCAGACACGTATAGTCTACCGTCTACCTCAAACTCATTGCCAACAATGCGGATTACAGGGATCCACTTGCCCGCCCATTCGTTTTGCTCAAGAATTTCGTATCCGTTGATCTTGCAGTACCGCACCCGTGTGCGGTCAGCCTCACGCGAACGCTTGGGCTTGCCGTAGGTTTGGCGCAGCATCTTGTCTTCGGGCGTACCATCAAAAGCTGTGGTGTTGCCGGGGTACATATTGAGCGTAGCCGTGTCGTAGTCAACGTAGTAGTAATCCGCAATGCGGACTGTATCTTCATTGAGCCAATTGGAGATTGACTGATCGCCTACGCCCAGCGATTGCAGCGTTGATATAGGCGCGGCGTCTGGGTACATACGCATGTAATCATCTTTGGTCACGTCTTCAGTAACAAAACACCACTTGGCGTCTGAGCCAGTAGGGTCTTGGATCGTTGGGTCCATGTAGACCGAAAACGAGTTGCGAATGCGGCCAATCTTGATGTCTTGATCAAACGTGTCGTCGTCGCAGTACTCGGTCAACAAACGGATGTAACCTTCGCCGTAGGCCACTTGGTTTTCGCAGGCGGTGTCGTATGCAACGTCAGCGTCTGAAATGTACTCAATGTGCCGAATCATGCCGTTGAAAATTTCAGCGACTTGGATGTCAGCTTTGTCGTCTACGGGGATGACTTTTGCACCTGGGCGGTTCTGCCGCATGTCGTTGGTCACTTGACGAACGTGCTGCGGCAGCTTGTTGATTGTCAGGCAAGGACGTGCATTGATTGTTTGGCCTTGCACCGCGCCGCGAGTGGCCAGCACATCAGCAGGCCACTGCCAATGGTTGTCCGGTGAGCCAGCGTAAAACTTCAAGTCGTCATTCTCATCTTCACGCGACTCAGAATAGCAAGACATAGCCATATCCAACCGAGAACGCGCGGTCGCCAAGATGTCCGCATTGCTCTTAGCTTTTTTTGACCCGCCGACAGCAACTGCCGCTGCCGCTACGATTCCTGTTGGATCTTGTGCCATATTATTTTTTCTTCGGTGGGGCCGCGCGCTTGACAGCGTAAGCAATTGCCACGGCCTGCTTCACAGGCTTGCCAGCAGCCACTTCGGCCTTGACGTTCTTGCGAAATGCTTCAGGTGTTTTTGATTTAACAAGTGGCATTATTTTTTCTTCGCAGTTTTAGCTGAGTCTTTGAAATCTTTGGCTGTAGGTGCGCCGGGGGTGCCAGGCTTACGCATCTTCTCTTTAGAGCCAGCGGCTATACGTTCACGTTTTGCCGCAATATTTGCGTAAAGTCCGGGTTTGGTGGCCATGATCAACACTTCCATCGTTTAAGGGCTGCTTTAGCGCGTTCGCCATCTTTAGCGTTAGCCGCTACAGCGCCCATTCTTGCACAAAATGAATCTTTGCGGCCTTGGTCGGCCTTAGTCTTTGGATTGGGTGCTGGCGCTTTAAGATTAGAGCCAGTTTCGCGGTTGTACTTCTCACGGCCTTTGGCAGTCAAACCCGCGCCCTTAGATACCGGCAATTTCTCGCCACGACCGACAGATAATGAAACGCTTTTTTTCATGAACCCATCCAAGAAGTTGCACTTTCAGCCGAGCCAGCATACACCCGCCGCGTAGTTTGTTTATTGTACTCTCTGTGCGCCACAGGAAAAGCAAACGTCACGCAGATAGCGTCTGCTGCGTCTGGTGAGGCAAGGCCGCGCGCTTTCATGTCTTTTTTAGATTCCAAAAAGATTGTTCCACGTGAATCAGGCTTCATCATAGGCGAAATTAAATCAGTTTTCAAGAACCGATCATTAGGAATACTGGCCGTTTTCAGCCATTCCCGCATGTCACCCCACATCTGTGCCCGCATATTACCGTACATAACTGGGTTTTTAGACTTATTGCCAAAGTTCACGCCCTTGATCTTGTACCGCTGCTCTTTTAAGCGGTCGACAATCCCTGCGCCTAAGCCGCCTTCGTCAATAACCACCAGTGTGGGCTTGAATTCCTCAATTGCTTCGATCACATACCCCACCACCGTCATGGTGTCGTCGCCCCGATGCCGCATTATCTTGACAATATCGCGCCCTTGCCTGACAGCTATCACGGTTGCGTCCGCACCAAACCGTGCGGGGTCTACGCCGATCACAATCGGCGCGCTCAAATCCTGATATTTCGTCCTGGCCATAGCGTCGTCCACCACGTTAGCCCCGATGAACTGGTCATCCCCCGCGTTGGGAAACTGACCGTACACCTCGACGTGCGATTGTGCTGAGTCTGGCCCGTATTCGTCAATGATGCGCTGATAAACCGCCTTGTCGGTGCCCTCAACCGTGCGGGCGTCCACCACGCGGGTTTTCCAAAAGTCCCGCTTACTGTGGAAAGCCTCGTAAAAGTACCCCGTATTGCGCCGTGGGTTGCTAAAAGCCATCCAAAAACGATTCGGCGTGTTTTCCGTAAAGAAGCCACCTGTCACCGCCCAGATTGAGTCGTCAATACCAGACGCCTCATCAAAGATCACCATTACACCGTCAAAGTTGTGCACACCCGCGTAAGCGTCGGGGTTCTCCGCTGACCACAGCCGCCCTTCAACGCCCCAGTAACGTGTGCCCTTTTTCAAATCCCGCTCGACTAGCTCAGTCAGCCACTTGGCAGGCATCACTCTGGTAGCCGACACCTCAAACCAGTGCGAGTTAATTGCCATCGCCAGCCACTTTGTGATCTCGGCCCAGGTGATACTGCGTAGTTGGGACTCTGAGTTAGCCGACACAATGGTCGTCGAGCCGATCCGCGTGGTCATCATCCAGATCACCAACCAACTGACCAACGCCGACTTACCAATACCACGGCCAGACGAAATAGCTTCTTGCAATACACCAAAGTCCATCTTGCCTTGGTTGAGCTTGATGTGCTCCGCAATATCCAGCAGCACCTCGCGCTGCCATTTGCGCGGGCCGGAGAAGTTTTCCAGCGGCGTACCCTTGACGCCCCAAGGGAAGGTAAGCATTACAAACGCCAGCGGATTGTCTTTGATCTGTGGACTCCACAGTCTGGCCATCAGTTCCTGTTCATCTTCAGCGCTGTAGATGGTGCTCTGCATGTGCTTCTTGCTCTAGGTGAGGACTCGGTTCATGGGCCAATACGTCAATGACGCGGGACTCTGCTTGGCGCAAAGCGCCCAGGATTGAGATGCGCTGGTCAACATCAATGCTGATGGACTGCTTGGCCACCCAGCCGTGCGAGTGTTGCAGGATTGCCAGCGCCGCTTTGGCGTCGCCTTCTTTGGCTGCTTTGTGCAAGCACATGGACATTTCCAACTCGCCGTCAGCTTTTCCCTTAAGCGCCGCCATGTCTGCTATGGGGTCTAGCTCACACAATTGGCGGTACTCGGTTGGCAACATGCCGGAGGCCAGCGCCAACGCGTCGCCTTTAAGGCCAAGCTTGGCAGCTTCGTAGATTTTATTTAACCGTGCTTCGGTTGCAACAACCTTGCGCGGCTCAAATGGAAGACTGTGAAACATTTGCGAATTGTAGGTCATGTAGGCAATTTAAAAAATAAAAAAAAATTGTTCGTAAACCCTTCGTCACCGGCTGGCCCTGTCGTCGGCCCTGCCACCCCCCACCCCCGACCACTAAGTTAGTAAGCGCTAACTAACAACCTTAAGTTAGTGAGTGCTAACTAACATAGCTAAGTTAGTGCTTACTAACTTAAGCGAAGTGAGTACACACTAACTTAACTTCGGGGTGGTAGGTTAGTGGCCACTAACATAGCTAAGTTAGTGACTACTAACATGGCCATTTGACCTAAGTTAGTGGCCACTAACATGATGGCCATATAGTTATCAAAACCATAATGTAGGCAATGTAGGCAATATTGTCATATGGTTTTAGTCGCTGGCTAAACGTGCACCCATACCTAATTATTAGCTATTAAGTATTACATATATTTTTTGATTGTCTCAAACAAAACAAATGACAATATGACCTACAAAACAGCAAAAACCTAGTATCCATGCGGCCTACACGTGGGCAATTCTCGGACCGTGCAACTTGCCCACAACTTGCCCAACTTGCCCACACCGAATAGGGTAAACACCTAGAAAATAAGTGTTGACAATTGCAAGGCAATGCCTTACATTATGTGTGTGGGCGCGAAATGACCCACACAATCAACTAACCTAAACGAAAGTAAAACCATGACAAAATCAGAATCAAACGAAATTAAAAAAACCGTGCAATATTTCGCAGCCGGTTTAGGCTTAGATTATTTGGCGCGCGCATTGTCCGCGATCCATCGCGCAGCGCGCGGCCAAGATACCAAGCGCGCTATTGAAGCGCTGGCCACCGAGCACAGCATCACACAGCACCCCGAATTTAAAATCTAAACCCCGGCCCGGCGCGCAGCCGGGCCACCAAAATAAACTTAACTAAACGAAAGTCACACAATGCAAGTACATCTAACACTTAAAAGCGCGAACGTCAAAACCGGCCCGATACCGGTTAGCACCACCGAAAAAACCTCATGCCCGCCGGATTGTGCCGTGCGCGACGCATGCTATGCGGCCAGCGGCCCGCTCGCATTGCATTGGGCCGCAGTGTCAAACGGCACGCGTGGCACGTCATGGGGCCAATTTGTGGCCACCATTGCAGCGCTGCCCGCTGGCCAATTGTGGCGCCACAATCAAGCGGGTGATCTGCCCCAGGTCGACGGCACCGTTGACGCGGTAAAGCTTGGCCAATTGGTGGCCGCGAATGCTGGCCGTCGCGGGTTTACTTATTCACACCACCGCGACGCGGCCTCAATTGCATGGATTAGACACGCGAATGCATGGGGTTTCACCGTAAACCTAAGCGCGAATGATTTGGCCGACGCCGACGCGCTGGCCGATCACGCGGCCGGTCCGGTGGTGGTGGTGTTACCGTCAACCACCACACAAAACACCACCACACCGGCCGGGCGCGCTGTGGTTATTTGCCCGGCCACGCAACGCGATGACGTGAGCTGCGCGACGTGCCAATTGTGTCAACGTCAACGCGCGGCCATTGTCGGTTTTCCGGCCCACGGTACGCGTAAGCGCGTTATAGATATCAAATTGGCCGCGTAATGCTTGACTGTATGCGGCCACACCGGCCGCATATGGGCGCGTATTTGCGTCGATTAACTAACCGAAAGTAAATTATGAACACGAAAGATAGGCACAATTTGGCGGACGCGTATATGTCCGCATGGCATGCGGTGAAGGGCGCGCATGATCGCATGGTAATTAATCCGGAGGCCAATGGCTGGTATGAAATTATTCAAACCACCGGATCGACGCGCACCGCGCGCCGCGTCCGTTGCGCCGCGCTTTTAAGCGGATTGGCCGCGCTGGCTGCTCAATTGGAAAGGGCCGCGTAATGCAAAAACTAAAATTTAATGTCGGTGATAACGTGGCATTCGCGCGTCACGTCGTTAAGCGCTTAGGCCACGATAAACCCACGGCCGACGCGCGCGGCCATGTTGTGGCCGTTGACGGCCCGGTGGTGGCCGTTGACTTCGCGGGCACGTGGGCACCACACGAAAACGGTGGCACCGTGCGCCACGTGCCAGCGGGTAATTTGACAAAAATTATGTCGAATGGGGTGGTTTATGACTATTAAAACAATGATCGCAAAATACCCCGGCCGCGATGCGCGGACCGGCGCGCCTATACGGCCAGGCGACGAAATACATTACGACACGGCCACGCGTAAGGCATGGATAACCGACGAAGACGACCGGCCGCGCACGTATCGATCCGACGTTTTCCAATTTAGTGGCCACGAATACTACCAAAACAAAAACGGCCGGTGCATCGACGCGCCATGTTGCGGGTGCTGCTCATGATCGATAAACCCGAAACCCTACGCGAAGCGCTTGAAGCGCTTATTTTCTACGCCGACCAGGCGGCGCCGGACCTGCCCGACACGGCCAGGGTCGAGGGCCTAGCGTATGCGATGGACCGCGCGCGCGAAGCGCTGGCCAGGGAGCAGGCGCCATGACCTATTACATGACGAAAGCGGCCGCGCAAGCATTGGCCGACGAACTAACTAACCAGGATCGCGACGCGTGGCGGTATGAAGTACACGGGGCCGCGCGCGGGTTTTACGTCGCGGTATTTGACGACGACGGCCACTTTTTGGGGAACCTATGAAAGATTATTTTGCTGCTTTGATAATCGCGGCCGCGCTGTGCGCGCTGGCCTTGGAATATTTTGACGTTTTGATTAAATAAGGGGAAATTATGAAAATTATCATTTTGGGGAAAACACGCTACACCGTGCGCGACGATCGCACGGACATTATGGCCGCGCATGCTAAGTGCACCGGTAAGCATAAGCGGGTGAAGTCTAAAGGGGCAGAGAAGCGCTTATATCCGCCATACTGGGCCGAAACGTCAACGGCCGAATACGTGGCCGCATATGAGAAGTTGAATTCTAAAATTATGCCGTGGGACTGGCAGGCGTTGCGCGCCGATCCATGCATGGCCCCAGTGGGTGAAGATAGTATGTGGGAGGTCGACCATGCATCCGATATTTAAACAAGCGCTGGCCCCTTGGACACCACCGGCGCCACCGGTAACGCTGGCCACCGGTCGCGTGGTGGTGCATACTAGGCAACCGAACGGGTCGCAGTTGGCCACACCGACACCGGGCCCTAAAGAAATGACCCCGGCCGAATGGGCCGAATACAAGGGGACCGTATGGCGATAATTTGCGCGGTCATTTTGGCCGCTATAATTGCTGTACTGCTTGGTTTATAGCAGTTGCCAAAACCCTCACGGGCCCCTTAACAGGGGCCCTTTTTTTTACCCTTCGACCATGTCGCGCAGATCTGATTTGCTGGCGCGCGCATGTTCAGGGGCGCAAAATATATGTTTTTTGGTGCCATGCGTACGCGACGCGACGCGGCCCATGTCGACCCAGTTGGCCTCCTTCAGCGCGTGCAGCAGCGCTGCCTGCACTATCTTGACCCCACTGGGGGCCATGCCTTGCAGGCGGTCGCATACACCGTGGAAGGGGGAGGCGATGGCGCCACGCGAGAATTCACCGACGCGGCGGCGCAGTTGGTCGACCAGGAATGACTCGGCCGTGCTCATGCCGTGCTCGACCATGATGGCCTTGGCCTCGGTCATGGGGGGCGGCGCGCTGGGGTTCCAATCTGACACGTCGCGGGTGTGTAGGTAATGGGCGACGGCCTCAAAACCACCACGGTGCTGGTACCAGTTCCACAAGCTCACGGCCTGAGCTTCTGGCAATTTAAGGGCCGCGCACCATATGACGAACCACCGGCGGTCCTCACTGGGGAGCGATATGGCCACGCGCTCATTTGAGAATGCAATTACAAAAACACGGTTCAGGGCCATGTAGGGATGCAGGCCCTTACGGTTGACCATGAGAAGCTCAGGGGGCGCTGCAATGATGGGTTTTAGGGTGTTTTCTAATGCGCGGCGGTCCTTGGCCTCTGATTGGCGAAGCTCTGCAATTTCCATCACTTCGCATTCCAGCGCATAGCCCCACTGGGAGTTAAGGTCTTCGTTTTTGACCAGGGAGCAATTGGTCTTGGCGTCGCCACCAATGGCCCAAAAGAAGGGGGCGAAGAGGGTGTCTTTGCCACTGCCGTGGTTGCCACCCATCAGGATAGCGTGGTTGATCTTATGGGCGGGGAATTGGACCTTATGCGCCAGCGCGTTGAGTAGGTGCTCGCGCTCAAACTGCTCAGGCACCATGCGCTCGACGTGCGCCAGCCACATGGACACGTCACCGGCTGCGGGTGCGGGGCGGGCGTTGCGCCAGCGGTTACCGTAAACCAGGCCGTCGCGGGCGACCAGGATGGTCGCGCCTGCTGCGTAGGTGATACCGGCCAGCGCTTTGGCTCCCTTAGCTTGGCGGTTTTCGTCGAACGACGTAGCGGCCTCAACGCGGCGCTTGGCATTGTGAACCGACTTGCAGTCGATATGCCGAAACAAAGCGTTGAAGGTATACCGGCTGATTTCGCGGCGGTCCTGCATGTCAAAAAATGCGTCGTCTGCTTGGACGTACGCAAAGCGGTTCCACCACTCTGACTTCTCAATGCGGCCAAGCTCTTTGCGCTCGACCTCGGCGACGATTTTGGCCGCTTCGTTGGGGTATTCGACCGTGGGGGTGATCTTGGACAGTGCCGCGTCCATCGCCTGCGCCAGCAATTCTTCACGCAGGCCGGGGGTGTGGGCGGGGCCGTCATTGTCGGCCACCCACTGCAAAAACAAGCGGGAGTCAAAGTCTACGCAGTGCGAGTGCAGGCAACAATATGCGCGGTTGGCGGGCATGTAGCGGCCTTCGGGGTTGCCGTCGCTGTGCTCTGCTGAGTTGGGGCAGATCACGCCAGCCCAGCCCTCACCGTTGGGTCTAGACAGCAGCAGGCCCTGCTGGGACAGCCACGCCATGACGTCGTCGGCGCCATCATCGGACAGCCTGATGGGGCGTAGGGTGAGCGAGTCGGCCTCGACCGGCACCACACCCAAAGCGGTGCAGATGTCAGTCAGGGTGTAGTCACGATCAGGGTGGAACTCGACCAAGCGGGACTCAAATTGGTTGCGCTCAGGCTTCAAATTAACCGAGCCTGGGAGCCTGAAGTTACGCACAGGGTTGCAGGCGCCTGGGTCGGTGTAGCCTGCATCAGCAATGGCGCGAATGGCGGCGCTGAACTCGGTTTTGGTCGGCTGCTCACTGAAGACGTAGCCCCACTGGAAGGAACCCTCGGACGTTTCCATAATCCAAGTGGGCGCAAGCGGGGGCGTCTTGGATTTGGTGCCGATGTCGTCCAGCATCATCACCAGGATGTACTCGCAATTGACTGCTGACGCTGACACGCGGCCATCGGTAAAGCGGTCAACAATAAAGCTAGCGGTGTTGCCGTACCATGCTTGGCCTGCCTTGGTGCCCTTGGTGGGTAAGTGCGCTGGCCATGTGCACTTGACTGCGCCGTCGGCGTGGAGTTGAATTTCGCCGTTTTTCAACTGTGGTTTTTGATGCACAATAAGTGCAGTCTCGCCGGTCGGGGCGAGTTTTATGATAAAGTCCAAAAAGTTCAAGTTAGTGCTCCCTTACAAGCCCGCCTGCCAGCGGGCTTTTATTTGCCATATACAGACATGATCGCCACCTCTGCACCAAGGGGTAAACCCTTAGCCCAGTTAGGTGGCGTACACATCACACGTTCCAATCTTTCGGCCATTTCCTGTGGCCTGTCAGTTTCTAACACTATTTCGTCATGCACATGAAGTACCACGTCATCAAGCTGGCGCAAGGCGTAACGCAGTAAATCGTTGGCGGTGGCTTGGGTGATATTCTCACACGCCAGCCCTTTCCACAACCTTGCGCGCGGCCATTCTTTTGCATCTGCTGCCGGTTTCCAAGCGGCCTTGGCGTAGGTCACGCCGTCGGTTTCCAGCTTGGCAAAAGGGTAGCAAAGCACACGTCCAGAGGGCAAAGCATACCAAAGGTGCTGACCGTCAAACAGATAGGTAACCCGCCCCACGCTGAATTCATGGCCTTTGTTTCGCATGGCGCGGGTGTAGGCTTCTTCTAGGTTTTGCCAGTACGGCACCGACCAGGGGTTGGCTCTGCGCCAGCCGTCCACCATGCGCTTGGCGTCCGATTCAGGTAGATGTACGCCGTACACGCGGCCCATCGCAGCAAAGGCACCGATGCCACCGGCAAAGCCGCAGGCTAACTCTTGGACTTTGCCAATTTGGCGCTGTTCACCGGTTACCTGATCGACCGACACGCCAAAGGTAGCGGCGGCGTTGACCTTGTACACGTCGTCACCTTGGGCAAAGATGGCCAGCTTACGCTCGCCTGCCGCGCAGTTGGACAGCCACGGGTTGGCGCGGGCTTCGATGGATGACCAGTCGGCCACGACTAGGGACTTTCCCTTAGCTGGTATCAGTGCGGGCCTGAGCATTCCTCGGAGGACATCAGTAACGCGCTTTCCAAATTGTGGAACAATTGAATGGCCTCTGACCATTGCAACTCTAACGTCTTCGGGCGATTTAGCACATTTCCGAGTGAAATTATGAACTTGGGCTCCGTAGCTTGAAGCTCTACCAGTGGCTGACCCTCCCGCGAATACGAAAGCACCTCGCACTCGGTGGTCTTCGACGTCTGCAAGGCTTGCAAGGCGGCTGAACTTCGCAACCGAAGACGCCCATAGGTCGTCGGCGCATTGGATGACCTCGGCAACAGCGGGCGGTATCTCATCGGCGTTCTCCATCGCAAGCAAGTTAGCCCGCACAGTTTTGTCAATCGAATATTTCTTCTCGCCGTCCTTGTAAGACTCCATCAGCTTGAGCGCTTGTGGCCCTACACGGTCAATCACCCACTGACGCATCTTAGGGGATCTGACGCTAGTGATCGCGCCTTCGGTGACCTCGGCCACGATCTGCTCAATCTCAATCAATTCGTCACTGGCAAACTTGACGGCTGCATGGCACAAAGGCACGTCCACTAACACGCCACGGTCGTTGATCCGCTCGTTGACGTGGTAGTCGGCCAGTTCATCTTCTGACAGCGGGCGCAGGGCTTTGCTGATCGAACGCATGGCACGGACATCCTGCTCACAGTATTGGATCATCTCGGCCATGAGCGCGGGATCTTCTTTAAATGGGGGTATGCACAACAAGCGGATCAGTTGGGCACCACGGTGGTCTTTCTTCATAGACGCGCCAGCAAAGCGGCCAACGTCTTCCAGCGAGCCAGGCGCGCAATTGGCGCGGGCTTGCGAAGCGGTGCAGTAGAACTGCTCCAGCTTAAAATTTATTTGCAACACGTACCAAAAGATCAGGCGCTCAAACGCTGCGTTGTGGGCGTAGATCATGCCGGTGTGGTTGCGTAATGCTTCGGGGAAAGGCTGGCTGGGTAGCCATGTCTGCACATCATCTTCACCAAAAGCGTAGGACATGCACAGCACCTCGGTGCTGGCGTCCTGAGCGTAGTTGTAAACGCCTGCGGCTTTTAGGTCGCAGGCGCTACGGGTTTCAAAGTCAACCCAAAGAGTCATCAGGCAGACCGACGACGACGGCCTGCTGGTGCTTCAACCTTGGGGGCGGGCTCAGGCTCGCCGTCCATGCTGATCCACTCGACTACCTCAAAGACAGGCGTATAGATCTTGCCGTAGGACTTGTGGGCGTAGTGGTCTTTACGCAGACGCACAATAGCCACTGGCTTGGTTTGATCTTTATCGACTTGTTCGGCCAAGGCGACTGCAATGGCTTGAACCGCTTTCTTACCGCCGACCGAGGTCGTGGTGTAACGCGCTTCCATTCCTTTGTCTTCGCCACTGATGCACTTCAAGCTTAGGCCCACTTGAGTTTCCCAACCCTTCTTAGCACCTGGGGGCGCTTCGTCGAGTTCGGGCAATGGCTGGCTGACGCTGGCCATTTTCTCGGCCAACACCTCACCATCACCCCAAGCAATAAAGCCGTGGACGAAAGAGAAGGGGTTGACTGCCCACTTGCTGTCGTCTTCGACTTCGGTTTGATCAGCACCAAAGACCCAGTGGCCAGTTTTATCCATTTTAAGGATAGCTGTACCGGCTGGGCCGACATCGGATTGGATCGCGCGCAAAGCGGAAGAGAGGGTGGTGACTGCTGGCAAGCCAGCTTGAGAGAACGCTACTAGATTGGACATGATTTTTCCTTTATTGAAGTTTAGAGAGGGCAGCGGTCAATTGCTTACCCAAGATCATCACTTCGGGGCGCGGGTCGTCTGCGCTGGCCAAAGTGTTACCCGAAGAGATGGCGACGACTAGATCGTCCGGCAATGCCTTCTTGCGCTTTTTGAGCGCCTTTTCAGCCTTGGCCGGAGAGACTATCGAAGTCTCCATCACTTCAGATTCTGTCAGACCGAACGCAAACAAAGCGACCTTAGCCTTGTCTTCGTCAGTCCATTGTCTGATGGCACGTTTGGCCACCAACTTGTAGTCGGGGAGTCTTGCGCCTGAGTCAAGCATCTGCAACGCTAAGGCTCGCAAGTCAGTGATCCACTGCTCTAGCATATCAGCATTCTTTAAATACGCGCTGATTGTGGGCGCGTCCAAACCATCGATGCTGGTCTTCAAAGCGCGGTCTACTGCGCCGGTCATCTGTGGGCAGATGGGCTTGGCCGCGCACCAGCGGCAGTGGTCGCCGATCTTCAGTTCAGCATTCGGTTGTTGCGCCAGCTTGACTGCTTTTATCAAGTCTTTTTCAAACTGGGCAATGCGAGCGGGTGTGGTCACCCAGCGCTTGACTTGGGGTGGCTGCACGATCACGCATTCGATTTCTTCGACACCATCAAACGCCCACTTGGTTTCTTCGGTACGCATGGCGGCAGCGGCGTAGAACATCAGTTGCGGATTTTCTTCTACCTCTACAGCAACGCCGTCGCCAAACTTCCAATCAAGTACAACAGCGCGTTTGCCAATGCGACCGATAAGATCAGTGCTACCAAACACGTCAGGTAGTAAATCGCCAAAGCCAACGCGTGTTTCAGCTTCAATTTCCATCTCCTTGTTGGGGTCGATTACGTCCAGCGCCGCAAGGGCTGGCACCAGCTTGTTGTCGATCAATTCCAAGGTAAGGATTTGATCGTTGTACTTGGTGTGCAAAAACTCTTCAGGGTGTTTGTCCGACATCACAAGTTCAGCGATGACGTTGTGCAACAGCGTACCCTCATCGGCGTACTTGTTGCTGGGCTGGGGTGGCATCTTTTGCACCAAGGCTACTGAGCCTGGGCAGTTCATAACACGCTTGGCGGTTGAGCCGCCGACAATATTACTGTGGTTCACTGAACTCTCCTTTAGTTGATTGAGACTGAACTATAGCATAGAAAATAAAACTGTGCTAAACTTTTTGACATGAGAGAAAAAATAATTGAAAATCATTTTGTATGGGCGGTTGAGCGCATTGGTGGCAAGACGTACAAGTTCACGTCACCAGGTCGCAAAGGCGTCGCTGACAGGATTGCGTGTTTTCCTGATGGCAGTACATGGTTTGTGGAGTTGAAGACCAAGGGTGGCAGGCTGTCGGGGTTGCAAAAGCTGTTTGCGGATGACATGACGGCCTTAAATCAGAAGTATGCGTGTTTGTGGACAAAGGAACAGATTGACTTATTCATTACGACCTTACCAAAATGAGGCGGCTGACTTTTTGTATGAGCGCGACCGGGCCATGATCTTGGCACCTGTTGGCGCTGGCAAGACGGCCATCACCCTCACAGCCATGCAGGACATGCTGGCCGACGGTGTGGCCAAGCGCTTCCTTGTTCTGGCGCCCAAGCGCGTCTGTACCGACGTGTGGCCAGTTGAGCAACTCAAGTGGGCACCCAACGTACCGTTGGCCGTGGCGGTGGGCACACCTAAGCAGCGCTTGGCTGCGTTACGTTCTGACGCGCAGATTGTGGTCAGCAACTACGACAACATTGCTACGCTACCCACAGCAAGTTTTGATGCAATTGTGTTTGACGAATTGACGCGCTTGAAGAACCCATCAGGCGCGCGTTTCAAGGCGCTCAAAATTGACCACATCAATATCCGCTGGGGCTTGACCGGTAGCTTCACCAGCAACGGATTAGAAGACGTCTTTGGCCAGTGCAAGATAGTATCTACTGCTTTATTGGGTCGATCCAAAGGCGCGTTCATGCAACAGTATTTTGTGCTGATCAACAAAGACTTTGGTGAGTGGGCGCCGCGTGTTGGATCGCTGGCCAAGGTCATGGAGCGCATCAAGCCTGCAACTTATGTCTTGGATGCTGGCGAGTACAAGGACAAGCTGCCGCCCCTGCACGTCGTCGAGGTGCGGTGCGACCTAGACGACCGCGAGCCCTACGAAAAGATGAAAAAAGACTTTCAAGCGCTGGACGTCACCGCGATAAATGCGGGTGTGGTAACTGGCAAATTGCAACAGATGGCCAGTGGGTTTGTGTACGACACACGTAGGACTGCCTCCGAAATTGCCGGTAGGTTCGATTCTACGCAAACCGCCGTATGGTTTAGCGCCCATAAATTTGACCGGCTTGAGGAGTTACTAGATGAAAACCAACATGCCAATACTATCTTGGTCTACCAGTACCAAGAAGAACTCGCCGAGATTCAACGTCGATTTAAAGTCACCACGCTGGACGACGCTGATGCAATCACGCGATGGAATAACGGTGACGTGCGACTGCTTGCCGTTCACCCTAAGTCAGCAGGCCACGGACTTAACTTACAACATGGAGGATGTCACATGGTGTTTTTGTCCTTGCCGTGGAGTTTGGAATTGTACGAACAGACCGTTGGTCGTCTGCACCGGTCAGGCCAATCACACGCTGTGTGGGTCTACGTGATGATGACCAACAAAACTATTGACGAAAAGATTTGGGGTGCGCTGCATGACAAACGCGCCGTATCGGATATTGCAATGGAGGAACTGAAGTGAGATTAAATAACTGGAAGACCCAACTCAGGGCTGAGAAGTCTATCAACAAAATATACCAACGCGACTTCAATGCCGCTTGGCGTAAGTTGAACAAGAGCATGAAAACAATCAAACAACTGGAGGACAAAATTGCAACTCACCTGGCGACAATTAAACAAGGAGCTTAAGACTTTTGATGAGCAAGAGGTTTTAGACATGCTGACCCATGAACGAGGCAACGCCAAGCGCGTGGCGGTGTTGGAGCGTCTGCACCAACGCTACACCGTGCTGCGGGCGTCGCGTGAACGTATTGAACTTTTACAGGAGGCTAAACGGCCATGAGATATTTTCTTTTTTTACTTTTAAGCGGCTGCGCCGCAGGATCATCTTGGAACGCCAGTCTTTTTGATGACGCGCCAAGCGGCACTACGCAACAGAAGTTGATCTTGGACAAGGACATTCAAGCCATGAGCCGCAACGAAGTGATCTTGGCCGTGCAGGAATGCGAAGTCTCTGGCCTTCGCGCCGTGATGATTTTTTCTAAGCGCAAGATTAACAACCACACAGCAGACGTTGTTGTTGACGTGACTTGCGCGCCTAAGTACAGGTACTGAGAAGGGGACGCCATGATTGACCGACTTATTCTCAGTGCTGTGCTAGGCACAGTGGGGTTCAATGGTTTGTTCCCTGACCCGCCGCCACCCCCGACGCTAAAACAAAAAGCAAAAGAGAGATCCATTAGTGAAATGTGCGACCAAAAGCCAAAGAGCAAGGAAGCAAAAGATTTGTGTAAACGATGGAGGACACATGCTTGAACGTATAAGAACATTTTTTGGCAGGATTAAAAACAAAACGACTGTCGTTGCACAAGGGGCGGCGTGGTATTGCACCGATTGCAAGCTGGTGTTCTTAACTAAACAAGCTGGCGACAAGCACAGTTGTGAGTACAGATTTCAAGATTCAATAGTGAAGATGAGAAAAGATGCCGAGACAAAAAACTGAGTTAACTAAAAGCGGCAAGGCCATTGGCGTTCGTTTGACGCAAAGCGAATACGAACAATGGGTGAAGCTAGGGGGAGGCAAATGGTTAAGAAAACTTCTACAGGAGAAAAAAGATGCCCGCGTTTAACACATGGAGCCAAGAGAACTTGGCCAAGTTTGCTGCTGAGGCTTACGCCAAGATGCAAGAGCAGCAAAACCACATTGAACAATTGCAGAATGATTTGAAAGATGCCATGAACGCTTATAGGAGTTTAATTAAATGAGTTATATCGTGGCGTCATTGCCACCGATTAAATGTTTTGTAAAGCGTGAATTTTTATACAACGACCACAAAGGGCACGGCGAATTAGAGCCTGCAATTTGGGTCAGCCTTAAAGCCCTGCGCGGCCAGGTGTTCCGCATTGAGTCACTACTGCCAGCGTATGGCGCGCTGTACGACAAGCTACCTATCCACGCCTACGTGTGGAAAGAAGATCACGGTAGTTTGTCCATCGACGCATTGCAGTTGTGGGACTGCATGGGTTACCGGTTTACCATTATTGAAAAAATTGGCTTGCGTAACTTAGGCGTGAAGTTTTTAGGCAAAGACAAAGAATGGTATTTTGGTCGTTACTTGTTTACCGTGGACTTCTGCGCTGATGGCATGGAAGTGGATACGGGCTTTACCGAGCAGGCCGAAGAGCACAAGTCCTTTAACTGGATTGCGCTTGACAACGGCCAGTTTGCCTGTCAACCTAACAACAGGTGCCTGTGGTATGACCAGAGCCTGATCCCTGCCGAGACAAAGTTCCCAGACTTTCAGGCCGCAAAAGAATTTTGGACGGTAGACGGCACACGCAAGTGGAGCGCGGGGGACGATTGGTTTTACGACTTTAAGGAGAAGACATGATTGCAACCATATTTGCCTTGGCCATTGGGGCCGTCATCGGCGCGGGGACGCTGATTCTTTTTGTTATGGTGCTGGCACACGTTCAAAGTGAGGACAATCCACCAGATTGGAGAAGTTCCCACCCCAACGATTCTTTGGATACAACGACTCCCAGTACGCGCCGAGAGGCGCAAGAACCGCTTTATCCCAAATAATCTGGCCGTCCTTGAAGAAGTTCAAGTCTATGGCGCAGCGTTTTAAGTGGATGCTGTTCATAGTCTTGGAGCGGCCAGTTTTAAAGTAGATGGCTTGCTGTTCGGGGGTACGCGCCAGTTCGCCGCCGGTGACCACAAAGCCTTGGTCGGTGGCGTATTGGATCAGTTTGCAGGCATCCAACAGGAATGCAGCTTGTTCAGTGCTTAAGCTCATTTCTTCCTCATTTCTGCGAGTTTCTCAACCGTGCGTCCACCAAAGTACGCGCCCATGATTAACATGCCCCAGTTACCCAGCAAGGTGACGTAGGACTCGTTTGCGTTGTACCCAAAGGCAGACATCATGGCAAACAAGAAGTAACCCGAAAAGATGGCGATCAGCGACATGGGTCGGATGTTCTTAGATAGCCAGGAGTCAGACGCCATATCCGCTTCCCAGCGGTCGGTGATGTTATCCGCGTCGTTCTGCGCGGCCTTGGCAAACAGTTCTAGTTCAGCCAACTCCATCTTGGCCTTCTCAATGCCTAGCTCAAGCAAGCGCTCTTCGTGGTCATACTGCAATTGGCGCAGCTTGCTGACCTCTTCAGGGCTTGGGTTGTCAGAGATCTTCACGCCAAGCGTCTGCTCGACGACTTCTTTGCCCTTGGCTTGGATAGCGCTGGATAGCAACGTCAACCCGTTTTGGGCTAGGCTACCGAGGAGGGATGCAACTATTGGAATCATGTTAGTCCTTTCCTGTCAAAGTTTTTATGGGTTTGCTGACAACGGTTTTTTCTTCCAAAATGGCAATGTGCATTCTATTTTCTGCAATCTGGTCACGGTTGCGTTGGATTTCTTTTTCCAAGTCTTGGCGTAACTTTTCCCTAGCCAACTCAGCACCTGTATTGCTGGCTTGCTTGTTGTCTGAAGTCACCACCAAGCTAATTTTGCTGTTAAGGATGGTGACCTCATGGGCTAGATTAGACAACGCCGACATAAGGTAAACGACGCAAGAAAACAATAAAGGCAACAAAGCAAATGTGATTTTTTCAATCAACTGTCCTTTGCTTTCCATTGCTTGAATTTTTTCTTCGCTCATTGTTTGTCCTTTTTCTCTAATTCTTTCAACATCTTCTCAATCCTAGTCTCTATGCGTTCCGCTTTCTTTTGTATTGTGAGGGTATCAAAATACAAGCTGACCATCAAAGGCAGGAAAAGACAGATCAAGATCATCAACAATATGATGAGAACTATATTTCCCGACTGCGATGAATTAGGTACATCAACGCCCAGATTTCCAGAATCACGATCAGGGCTGCTCCGAAAATTAACGCTTCGTCCGCCAGTTTGTCGAGCCGCTTTTGACGTTGCCATTTTCTTTTCCGTTCTGCAATTACTTCCTGCTTTATTTCTTCCTCATGCTTCTTTGCCAACTTGGCGTATTCTGCTTCATACCTTGACCAGACTGCACCCAACGCTGGATCTGTGTGGTAAATCAAAAACTCACGCAACTCAATTGACTGTCTTTCAAGTTCAATCTGGTTGAACACGTTTTCAAGTGCCTGCGCCTTGAGAGATTTTTCTTTTGGTGGGTTAAGTTCTTGGCGCTTAACTTCTTTCTTGACTTCTTCATGCGCCTCAAAGAACTGCCCAATAAACCCAGAAATTTCTTTGGTTACTTTATAAAGGTCTGAGCCTGTAGCCTTGGCGTCTTTGTAAATTGCAATTCCTTGCTTGATGCCAGCAATTGCGGTAAGAGCCAAGGTGATCGGATCAATTTACAACCCCAAGATTTTTTTGATAAGCTCGCCAGCAACGCCTGGGCCAAACAGCACGGCAACAATCACAATGTAGATTAGGTACTCAATCCGCGTCATACGCTTGTCGCCGTCAATGAATGACTTCTCAATGGCCGCGTAGCGTTCGGCGCAAACCGCTTCGTGTACTGCTATCTTGGTGGGTGTATCGTCAATCATATTGTGGCGCCATGCCGCGCAGTTCAATTCGCATTGCGTTTTGGTTTTCTTGCGCGGGCGCAAGGGCGTTTTGTGTTTGCGTGATGACGTTTAACTTAGTTGGGCTTAAGTTGGCTTGGCCAAGAGCCCTAAGCACATCAAGGCGTTGCGACGCAGGGACTTTTTTCAGAAGTGTTTCAAAGTCTTTTGCAGACGCAAAACCTTTTTCAAGTTCCTTCAGCACGTTTGCGCTCATTGTGTCTTTTAAAATGTCCAGCATTTGGTTTGTCACCGTTACTTTGACATCTAAAAAGCTAGGCAAACGAAACTTGGATTGGTTAGCTTCCATGATTATTTTCATGGCATCTGCGCCAGCTTGCGTTTGACGCACAACTTCGGCGTTGCGTTTTAACTCAGACTCAATACCTTTGACCACACCCATTTGTTGTGGCGACAGTACTTGACTTAGATCGTCGTACCTTGCCGCACCAGTTGATTTCTTGAGCAGTGCAGTTTCGCCGCGCCCTAATGCAGTCATAAATGGCCCAGCGCGTTCACCAGCGCCGAGGGGTTGCGCGAGGACGTCTTGCATTGCGCCCAAAACTTTAGCTTGGTTAACTGGGGGCGATGCGGCGGCAAAGACTTGCTGGGCGCGTTCATACCCTGGCAAGGCTTGCTCAATTGTTTTCTTAACGTCAACCAAGTTGCTAACGATAAATTTATTGTCTTTACTAGAAATCAAATCTTTAAGGTTATCTAGCACCGAAGACACTTGTTCTGCGCTACTGCTTGCTTGTAAACCTGTTTTTACTTGTTCTAACGCAGACACCAGCTTAGTGTTGCCGGGGTTTGCCGCCAAAATTGCATCAACTTGTTGCGTCAGCGGCGCGGTGTTAACCGGCGTTAATGGTAATGTGGCTGCGTTATAAAGCGGCCTAGACGCATTTGTCCGCGCAAGTTCTGCGGCTTGCAAATCAGGTGTGATCCCTTGCAACTGCGCCATGCGGTTTGTTTCTTGTGCTTGCGCTACGGACAGCGCGTTACCAGGTGCGGTTTTAGCTTGAACAGTTTCGCCAAGATATTGAACTTGTGGTGACGGCACATCGGCCAAAGCCTGTCGCACGGTCATATCTGGGCGCGCATTAGCCAACGCATTTTGCGCGGCGGCTAAGTTTTGCGGCGCTCTGCCGTCTTCAGTCAACGCATTACGCACAATACTGCCTGCGCGTGTTGCTGCACGTTCGCCCGATATTGCGTCAATTACATTGCCTGCGCCTTTGGCACCCAGCGCCAGCCCATAGTTAGCCGCCGCAGTAACAGGTGCCAATGGGTTGGTGAACTTGGCCGCAGTGCCCATTACTTTAGACGCTGCGGGTGCTAGGCGGGCCGTTGCTGACGCGCCACCACTAAACAATGTGGACAGGTCAGCCGCTGCGCCAACAGGGTCAGTGGCCAAAGTGTTTTTTAGCGCTTCGACGCTACCGTAGCGGTCTTTAAACATGCCGCCAACAGCGTTTGCCGTATCAACGGCGCGTTTGGCTGCTTCAGGGTTGTTGTCAATTTGGTTGACCAAAGTAACAAGTTCTTTAGGCAACAAATTTTGCAGCGCGCCCGCGCCAACATCTAATATGCCTGTTGCTGTTTGCACAGGGTTTGTAATTGCGGTAATCAAACCTTTATAAAAATTTGCCGCGCTTGTCCCTACGTTAGCTAACGCTTCACCTGGTACATCTGAAAATGATCGGCGCTTCGTAGGAATGCCGTCGCCGCTTGACGCTGGTTTTGCGGTGCTAAGATCAAATCCACCAGTTGCGACTGGCGCGGCGGTGCTGAGATCAAAACCCATTATTTTGCCTCTTTAAATGATTTACGGTCTGGGCTTACCCATGCTTTGTTGCCGCTTGCGTCGCTTTCATATGTCCAATTAGGGCCAACGCCTTCTGGGCGTGACGCGCTGTTTTTGACAGAAGATAACGGCGGCACGTCGGGGGCAGTACGAAGCCCCATACCTTCAATTGACGATTGAGGTATATCTTTAAACCGAGTGTTCCAAGCTTGTACGCTGCGAGTAGCAGCTTGGTGTTGAAGCGTGGCCAACCGCGTAAGTGCCTGCGGCGTAAGGTCAATTGTGCCCCCTGCAATACCTTGCAAGAAGACAAGATCTTTGTCGGTAAAGCCCTGCCCAGTACCCAAACCAGCGTCTTTAATTGCGTTCAAAGTGCCTTGCCCTGAAGCGGAGATAAGCGATTCGGTGTTGGCAATTTTCTCTTCGTTGCTTGCGCCTGCTACGTTTAGCGCGCGCGCAATGTTTAACTTAATAGTTGAAGCAGGGCCAACAAATAAGTTGCCTTGTTTTACCAAGTCAATAATTCGATTGGCACCCGCCGCCAATTCAGGCGCTTTTTCTGCTGCACCTAACTTAGCATCATCGCGATCTGCTATGTTTCCTGCTAATTTTTCACCATATTTTTTCTCAGTGCTAAGAGACACTTTTGTTGCACCTTTTTCAGCGACTGCCATTTTTTGTGCTTGAACAGCAGCAGGCAACGGAACATCGGCAAAGGTGCCAAGCGGTGTGACTTTGTTAGTGAACGGTGCTATTTGCATTACGTCAGTTTGACCGTATCGGTTAACTTGTATATTTGACGGTTTCAATTCGCTTGCGCTTGCGCCTTGACTTGCCATAAATGCTGTTCGTTGGTCAACCGGCATAGCCAAAATTCGGTCAACACTTGCAACCATCTGCGCCTTTTCAGCGTCAGTAAACAGGTCGTTAGCCATCAAGTCTTCTTTATACGCTGTAATATTGGCGTCAGAAGGGTTTTGACTTGTGTCGCGTTGCACCTGTGCAAGAAAATCTTTTCTTGCTTTTTGGATTTTGAACTTTGTTTCTTTTTGCGTCAAGCCCGCCGTTTCGGCTTCGGTCAAGGCTTTGCCATAAGCTAAACCAGTTTTGCCAAATCTATTAACCCCCGTTCGCCCTTCGGGAGTAGACAAATCAGCTTTTTCCAAATAAGTACGCAAGCCTTCTTCTTCATTACGCGCGCGCTCATACTCTTGCAGTTTTAGCGCGTTCATTTGGCTTTCTTGGTCAGCCTGTTTAAACTTCATCACGTTTGTCAACGCGTTCATTGGCGAAAGCTGCGCAAAGTCAATTTGCGGGGGTCTTGCGCCAAGAATAATGTTGGGATCGAGTGGCATTTTTGTTCCTTACTATAAGGCTACGCGGGGTGTGCTTAAATATTTGTTCAACAACGCGTTTTGCTGGTTCATGCCATATAAGTTTAAGCCCATACCAATACCGGAGTTAATTGCATTTGCAGAACCAATTTGTCCCGCTGCCCTTGCGTTGGCCGCACCAGTAATTGCATTGATCTGACCCGCGCCTTGATTGCCGTAGATATTGGTTAAGTTGCTGCCAAAATTACCGTAAGCACTTTGACGCGCGGCACCAGAACCAGCATACGCGTTTGACATGCTATTTCCAAAATTACCGTAAGCAGCAGCATTACCCGCACCTTGCTGTGCGGCGATATTGCCCGCAGCCCCACCGTAATTACCATACGCGTTGCTTGCGCCTGCGCCAGCACTTTGAATAGCTTGTGAACCGCCAGCAGACAAGCCACCCGCAGCAGCAGCTTGCCCCGCAGCAGCAGCTTGACCTACGCCTTGCAATGACTGCAATGCGCCTAATTGATTTCCGCGCTCGGTAGTAAAGCGGTTAAAAGCGTTGCTGTACTCTTGCGCTTGAAAAGCTTTATTGGCTTGAAAACGGTCAAACGCGGCGGCAGTTGCGGCTTGGGAACGGTTAAACGCGTTTTGGTATTCTTGCGAACCCATAGTCTGCCCGTACTCAGCAGCCGCCTTGAGCGCAGCGCCAGACTGCAAACCGCCTCTAGCCGCAGTCGAACGCTCAATAGCTTTTTGACCTTCGGCCAAACGAAACGCATAGCCGGGGTCTGCTTCTTGTTTTGTTGTATCAACAAATTCTTTAAACAGTGTGCTGGGATCAAACCCTTCAAGCTTAAAAGCAGTAGTGGCAGAGCCAAAACCTGGCGCTTTTTTGTCGCCGCCCAAACCCAACAATTCCAATAAACGAGTTTGGCCTGCTTCGCCTGCCTCTTTGTACGAGCTTAGATTTTCAATTTGCTTATTGAACATCTCTCGTTGCAATCCAAGCGTTTGGTCAAGCGCTCTTTGCTGCGCGCCTAACTGCTGGTTCAACATGTCTTTAGCTACCGTGTTTCCGGTATCTGCTGCTAACTTTTGAGCCGCTAACGTCCTATCAAGTGCGGTTTGTTGTGCAGCAAGTTGTTTATCAAGCGATTCTTTTTCAGCCGCAAGTTGCGTCGTCAATGTTTCTTTTTGAGCAGCAATTTGCTTTTCAGCAACTTCTAGCGATACATCGCCCGCCGCAGCAGCGGCGGCGGCTTGGGTGTTGGCCGCGCTTTTTGACGCGTTCGATGTAATAACGGAACCAACAACTACTGCGCCAGCAACCCATGCACTCATAATGTTTCTCCTTGCATCGTAAAGCCAAAATTGACTCTCATTGATGCTCTGTAGTCAACTAACAATTCATCGCCTGCGGTGATTTTACGCGAAGCAACGGCAAATATGTTATCCCCAACCAACTCTGGCCGAATGTTACCGTTTAAGGAGTGATTGATAAATCTTCCGCCAGGGGTACGCTTTCCGTCAAGTCTACCCGGACAAACAGTGTCACCCGCCTCAAAGTCTTTGGTCGCAAAAAGCCCAAGGCCGTGAATGCTGGAAGGTTTAAGTTCTACAAAGAACCCCTCTGGCATGTCAATCAGGTCTGATTCAATTTGCGCTATCTTGGCTACGTCGGCGTCTGTTATGCCTAACTGGTGCAAAAATAATCCGTAATCAATTTGTGCTTTTTGAACATCTGTCCGACTGTCGGCCAACCCGCACTTGGGGGCAACGTACAGCCGGTCTTCAAGAACCGCAAGGTCGGTGCAGTTGTCAGGGTTGTCGTAAATGTCTACCCAAACTACTTCTTCATCAAAAACGCGGCCTGCACGTTGCATTCCAGCTTTAGATTCAAACTCACACGGCGCGGTAAAAACCTTGACGCCGTCGTCTGTGTTGACAGCAATTGTGCCTTTTTCTAACCGCACACGATATGAAGTCTTGTGTTCTGCGCCCGTCAGCACGGTCCAAGCGGGGATCGTAATCGCTCGCTCATAGATGCCCAGCAGAAACGTGTGCGTTGTAACAATGTCAGCCTGTGGCATTTTTAGTAGTTCGTTTTGAAGCGCCGTGACTTTTTTGGCCATAGGCAACGCAAAATCAAATCCTTTACCGTAGGTTACTGTGATCATGATGCCATCACCACCCAGTTTGTGCCGTCAGATACAAGCGTCGCCCATGCACCCACGGTGGCGGCAAGGATTGCTGTGCCCGGCGTGGCGCTGCCAATAGGTGCGACGTTGCTCGACGCTGATACCAGCGTCTGAGTTTGCAAATTCTTAAACGTCACCACGCGGCCTGGCGCTGATGACGCAGCAGGAAGTGTGACCGTACAAGTCGAGCCGGACTTGTTGTTGATGACCCAGCCTTCAGTATCAGCAAGCGTAAAGTCGGCGACTTTGGTGACAACCGTAGGGCGCACTGTTAAACCTGTGCCGCCATTGGCAATGGGCACGGCACCATCAAGTCGAAGTGAGGCGTCTAAGTTGCCAGTTGTTTGCGAAGGTAAACTAATATTTGATAACGTACCACCTAACGTCAAATTACCCGCAGTTGTTACAGTACCTGTCAAAGTAATACCGTTTGCACCTCCAACGCCAGTTACGCTTGTAACGCTTCCATTACCTGTACCCACACCTAAATTTATACGTGCTTGCGTTGCGTTATCCGCGCCTGTTCCCCCATTGGCTATTTGGGCAACACCTAATGTAGAACCGCCTGATACCACATATATGTTGTTAAAAAATCGAAACCATTCCCGCGAAATTAAACCCGTCTGCGTGTCAAGCAATGCCACTCGCGCAGAAGGTATCTTGGTAATGTTCGGTGAGGTATCAGGCATTGGTTGCGCTTACATTTAGTTCAGCGCCCATGATTGCAATTTTTACGGTATCAGTGCCCGACACTTCGTAAACACGGTCGCGCAGCTTTAACGTCATGCCCAACCTACGCCAGATCACGCGTCGTCCCCATTGACCGGTTAGACCCATTGACCGCCAGTGTTCGTTACTCCAAGTGTGCCCGCCGTCATCAGACCAACGCAACATAACTTGAGGATCAATAGCAGTTGATGTAGGAAGCCCAGTTTCTACTAGCATTCTGCCGCCCGTAACAGCAGGCCCGTCAACAATTACAAGTTGACCGCCATTTTCTTGCACAAGCTCACTGCCACTTTCGGTCAGTATTACATCGTTAGACGCAGGGTCAACATACTCCCACACAAGAAAATCACCATTTTCAGCAAGCAAATCATCATTTGGGCTTGAAATGTCAACAATGACAATTGGCGTAGTGACATCAGAATTGATAGCGCCTGTCTCTGCGTCAAGCTGAAGCGAATGCTGGGCAGTGCGTTTTAAATCATTTGTGCCGACCGGCAGCGCTCTCCATGACCGAAGCCACTTTTGCACTGCGCCAGCATCTGAGAACACATCTAAATCAAACGCGTAGATGTTGCCAAGTTCATGGTCGCCCACAACAATTTCGCCGTTATACGCCATTTGGCAGTTTGAGCGATGACGGGTAAACGAGCCATTAATAAACGCAGCGCGCTCATGCCACAACGCGGTAGCAACGTCAAACACCCAAGTAACATTAGCTGACGGAAAAATCAGCACATAGAACGAATGGCCGTCTTGCTGGTATGTGTATGCAATAGCATCTGAAAGGTTTTCGTACTGTTGAATTTGCCACTCTACGGCGTGTGTAGATATTCGTTCGGCGGTGTAACCATTGGCGCGGTAGACAATACCCTTGCCGCGCGCATCGGCACCCAACCAAAAAAGGCCGTTGTCTAGCTTGGCAACCGAGAAAGCTGCAATACAGCCAACCTCGTTGAACGCGCCTTGAACGGGAACTAACGGGAACGGAGATGTGCCCGCGTCGTACCAGACCTCAACTGAATTGGTTCCAAACAACCATATCTCGCGGTGGTCAACAATAAGCGACACCAAGCCATCAGGAGAGCCTTCAGCGCTTGCAAAGTCAAGTGGGTCTATGGATGTGCCATCCAACAATTGCGTGATCCATATTCGCTGGCTATTTGGCTCATTGAACACAAAGTAGCCGTTGATGTAACCTACCGTAACCGCGCCTGGAAAGTCAGGATCAGTGATCTGTTTAAACTCTAACGTCAGACTGTTGTAGATAAAACTGGGGCCGTTACAAGCAATAAATAGCTGTGTGCCGTTGTCGGACATGCTGACGGGGCCGGACGATCCCGCAACAGTGCCAATAAACTTAACATTCCAAATACTGTCAACTCTGTACAGTGTTTCACCAGACACAACGTATCCGTACCCGCCAAATTGCCACAACCCACGAATTGGCCCATCGCCCATGTTTGCCAAAAGGCGCAGCCCAGGCGCGCGGTTTAAAAACCCCGGCTCTTTACCGCCGTCGGGCACGGCCTCTGGAAAAAGGTTGACCATCCGCGCGTCGGCAGCGTTAACGCTACGCGCTACATAGGCCGACCCAAGAATAGGTGTCTTCATCAATAGTTACCGGCATAGACGTTAAAACGCTGGCGTGTGGCAACAAGCGCGTAGGGCATCGACATGATGTCGTCAGGATTGTTGATGCGTTTTAGATTGCGTTTGCTGGTCATAGCAATCCGTTGCACTTGAGGGCTTGGCTCAACGCCAAACTCTGGCGCTATTTCCATTGCCAAGTTGTAAGCAAACGCCCGCAAATAGCCCGGTGGAAACAGTATTTGCGTTGCCAACGTGGCAGGCTCATCTAATTTTTCAACGGATACAAAGTGCCATTCCAAGTCCCGTGTGGGCTTTGGATAGACCGTCATTGTGATATTTGGGTATTCCATGTTTATCCACATAACCTGTGGATATGTGGATGTCACGGTTTTAACCGCAATACCGCTGTATTGCTGCTGATTAATAAACTTAATGCCAAACGACACGTTTGTACCCGGATCACGGAAATAAGTAGCGTCGTCCAGCAACACTGGGCGCAAGCCCACAAAGTCACCAGTTGGGCCAAGTGTGCGGGTAATTTGACTAGCGGGCCAAGTAAAGACTTGGTCTTGTGTGTTAAAAACCGACAATCGCTCGGTGTCCCACGAATCAATCATTTGATTGAGCGCCATCAACGCGTCATTTGACATGTCTGCCGAAGGTGTCTCACCTTCAGCTAGTACACCTAACAAGCGCAATGCTCGGTTGATTTGATCGCCAGCGGTGTACGTTGCCATGCTTAGATTCCTTCGGTTGCTGCCTTGCGAGTATATTTGCGCTTAACTTCCAGCACGTTTACAGGAGCCGCTTCAGGTTCCGAAGGCGTGTCTGGATTGTAGCGTGTCCAGCCATTTTTTTCGTCGTACTCAGCTTCAAGTTCCATAGTGGCAACTTTGCATCCGTGATCAGGGTGGCTAAGATAAATGTTCATATGAAAAAAGGGGGTAATTAGCCCCCTTTTTGGTTAAGACGCGCCGTGAATGATGGAAAAATTGATGATCACTGCTTCAGAGTATGAAGTAGCAGCAGTCAAATTCCGCAACGTGATCAAAGCAGAGCCAGCAGCCAAATACGAAACGTAAGTGGTGTAAGCCCCCGCAGCGCTACCAGTAGTATTACTAGAAACGCACACAACAATCGTGTCATTTGTAGAAATCAAACTGTTAGTCAAGATGAACGAAACAGCGGTGGCTCCTGCCAAGGCGGCGGCATCCATAGTAATGCGGCCAGCAGACTTGTTTAAAGTCACACCAGTCGATTTGCTAGTTGCCTGAGTTACTGTGCCTTGTGCTGCTGTGCTGTAGCCGATTTCGGTGGTAGCGTAAACGGTAGTTCCAACAACTGTAGACGGCGTGGTTGCGCCGATTGTGCTGCTATCAATTACCGCACCGCTTAAGGTAGTGCCCGAAGTCAATTCGGGGTCGCTAAACGCAACGCCAACAGGTTTTGTATTTGCCATGATTGTTCCTTTAAAAACGGGGGCCGAAGCCCCCGTTTAATTTAACCCGCAATGCGGTACAAAGTCCAAGAACCATCGCCAGTTTTACGAGCGCGGAACAAGGCGCCGGTGTTTTCCAACACCACCATGTTACCGAGCAAAGTCCAACCAGTAGCGGTAGCCAATGTGAGTTGATAAGCAGTGTCATCAACAGCAACGGCAAAATCAAACGCAGCGTTGACTTTTTGAGCGCTAGAAATCTCAGCTTCAAGCAGTGCAACCGTAGGCAACGTAACCACGGTGTCAGCCGAAGTGTTGCTGGTAATCAACCCAACGGCCATTTGAGCGCCGGTTAAAGTTGCAGTTGTTGCAGTGATCGCAGTAGGTGCGCCTTGAACCATCAGCAGCGCTTCGCTTGTATTGCCTGCGCCGACTTGATAGCCACTAGAACCATTAGGTAATGCCATGATATTTTCCTTTAAAAGATGTTACAAAAAACGGGGCCAAAGCCCCATTCGATTAGCCCCAGATGCGGCAAGCCATTTGTGGACGCATTGTGCTGAATCCGTACAAAACGTCAATACGGCAAGGCATACGGTCGTTGTTGATGTCGTACTGACGAACAATAC